CTGGGACCATAAAACAAATAAGAAGTTCGATATGGAAATGAAATCCAGATTCTTTCTCGATAAATTATGTATGTTGGAAGACTCGGACTTGGAAATTTATAGTTTACAACTGGCGTTGTATAAATACATCATTAAAAAGAACACTGGGATTAAATTAGGTAAATCATATGTTGTTTGGTTCAGTCATAATAACGAGAATTACAAGGTGATTAAATGTAAGGACAGAGAATATTATGCTAAAATGCTTATCGCTGACAGATTAGCAGAATTAGCTGCATAAAAATTATATTATGGATAATAGAAAAGCCAATCAATTAATAGAAATTACAAGCATGATTTCCGAGATGGTAGAAAATGGTCAAATAAATGACTATAAATATCATTATAACGAAGAAACAAACACTCTCGATATTTCATTCATGCCAATTAAGAAAATGGAGTTTATTATGATGGATTTCACAATAACACCAACTGGAGCAGAGTTTAAATAAAAAAACTCGCACCAATGATGCGAGTTTTCAATTCTATTTGTTGTATTAATTGGGTTACACCCAACGTTTTCTTCTTATAATATCACTAATTGTTACTTGTGATACATTATAAATTACAGCTAATTCAATTTGATTATAAAGTTTGGTTTTATAAATATATCTAATTTCACATACAATTTCATTGGTTAATTTGGACGCATTTGAATTACTGCCTCTACGATTTTTCGCCCATTCAGACATTTTTTTCTTTTTATCTTTAGATAAGAGATATTTATATTTCGGATGATTTTTACCAGTTCTTCCATACATCGGATTATTCTCACCCAACATTCTTTTAGAGGATTTTTCTTTTAATTCGTCATCACATTTATTTCCAATGTGAATTTGTCTGGGGTCGTTTACGTTATAACCATGCTCATTATTTTTCGAATCATATTTTTTAATTAAATTAGTTTCCTCAGTCAATAATTCAGCAACATCACATTTCAATTCAATAACAAATTCAAAGTTTTCTAATCCATATTTATTATACGATAACTGTAGATGTGAATTATGGTGTTTATTTTCTTTAAGATGCCATTTATGGTCTCTCCATCGTTTTTTTATGTCAGTAGCACTTCCAATATAAACCTTATTATTAGTAAGATTTTTTATTTTATAAATTCCTGTAATCATAATGTAAAGATATAAAAAAACCACGTAAATAATACGTGGTTTTGTAAGTTGTTGATTTTCTATAGGTTACAAGTTCAAAATGCAACGCCACGGTTGGACCTCTATAACAATATTTGTTAATGCGTCATCTTCATAACTATTATCACCGAAGTCAATACTTACTATCTGACAATGTTGTAAAGTCCATTTTTCAACATCAATACCTGTTGGGTCTAATGATTTCAATACTATGTCTTTCTGATATCCTGCAGCATAACCCATACGACCAGTTAATGATTCAGCATGTAAGCGAACCCATTCCATAAGTTGTTGAGACGTTGAAGGACCTATCGGGTCAAGGAAAGTAATACTCATGGTATCCCAAGTGTATCTACCTGCAACATAGTGTTGTTCGTTCATATATGGAATTGGAACACTATTAATTTTCATTGAAGGTCTTTTGAATTTCTGAACTTTCCAAACCTGAATTCCTAATTCGTCAGCGAATACTGCAAAGAATCTATTAACTCTTTTTGGTTCGTATTCGAACGGTATCGATCTTATCATTGTTTCATCTGCTGCCATTTTATCTAATTATTAAATTTTTCTGTTTATTTTTTCTTTTATAATAAATACTCTGTGATTTGAAAATAATACCGAATAAACATAACAAAAATTATTTTGGCATCACACCAGTCCTCTGAAACATTTTTAAATCAGATTTACTGAGACTATCCACAGTTCTTTCAGGTTTTTCTTCTTTTTCAAATACCCAGCCATCACCAGCAATTAAATCTGGATGCTCTATATCACCATCAATTAAATCTGGATTAATTTTTTCTGTAGTTTTCTCACCAATTTCACCGTCTTCCTTACCGTTATCAATATAAATAGGGAATTCGACTTTATCTAAAAACATTAAACCGCCATTAATTTCAGTATTTTCCTTTAATTCGTCAGTAATTTCATTAACTGCATCAACCGCATCAATGTCATGAAGTACTTTTAATTCCTCAACTGCTTTTTCACTAATAACCACCTTTGTTTTTTTTGGTGGGTTTAATAAATTAACTAATCTTTTTTTCTTTACCATAATAATTGTTTTTAATTTATATTATTTTATAATAAATACGTAAAAAATAAAAACCCACAATATGTGGGTTTTTGTATGTAAAGTTATTTATTTTAAGAAAATAAATTATGCTCCAACATCAGCAAAACTTGCACCTGATGGAGTAATTGTAAATGTAATTCCAATGAATTCAACAGCACGTGTTGGTTTCAAGAATATTTCACCAAATAATTCATTTCTATCACGAGTTTCTGTTGTATTATTAGTTTTATCCATTTTAACTCTGAAATCTGTTAAACCTCTTTCTCTCTTAATACTGTCAAGAATCGGATTTACTTTATTTAAGAATGAATCAATTGTTGCTTGGTCATCCTGATCGAATACCAGTCTTATTGCGATATTTGCGATAAGAACTTTAATTTGAAGCAATAATCTACGAACATTAATTCTATCGAGAGCACTTTCTTTAACTTGTAAGGTTTTCTGTCCAAAAATTGCTGTACCTGCATCTGCGAAGTCAGCCATTGGGTTAATTCTACCACCATAAATTATATCACGTGCATCTAAAGATAACTTATACATTGATTTAAGTGCGAATGTCGTACCACGAGTTAGACCTGCTGGTGCAAACCAAGGGAATGATACGTTATCAGTATATGCCATTGCTCTAACAACTTCACCAGTAGGTGGAATATAGATATTAACATTATTCTGAGTATCACGAACCTGAACCCAAGGGAAATATGTGCAACAATAACTTGAATCAATAGTGGTGTCCTCCATAGCGTTAACAATTTCTGTTGCTGCCACAACATCTGCCTTACCACCATCACCAACAGTTGCTTGAAGTGCAGTGTTTAATTCTGGTGAATCAATAACGTATAATGTATCGGTTCTCTGTAATTCAATCATTTCAATTGTATTTTGAACCAAAACAGTTTGTGTCATCCAGTTAATACCCGGAGTCGCAAAAAGGTTAATTGTAACACTCTCAGGATTACTGAAAGTATCAATAGCAGTCTCCCATGCTTGGAAATCATTTGTTGGTACTACTAATGGTTCACTAGGATGACCAGATTGTGTTCCACCTTGTATATAAGCATCACCGTATGAACGACTTCTTCTATTCACATCCCAACCATCAAAACCACCTGCAGGGACAAATGTGAATTTTCTTTTCTTAACATTATAATATGGATTTAATGGATTATCGCTATCAACGAATGTCTGGAATTTTCCAGCACCTACTTCGAATGCGCCAATAACAGTTGTACCATTAGTATATGATGCTCCTGTTGCTCCACTATCCATATGGAAACCTTTTGTTTTAGTAAAACCAGTTGCTTCTTGACCACTATAGAAGTTGTCAAAATCAAACATGTCCTGATTAATACCAACATCAGTATAAGCTGTTTCTGATATACCTAAATATGTTTTATTAACTTTATCGGTATCAGCATAACTTGTTTTATATATGATCTTCGGTATAACACCAACAGTCGTTAAATCACCAGTTGCTGCTGAAGAATAATTATTAAATTCAAAGCCTTCAAAACCTGCAGGGAATACATCAAGTGGAACATCAACATCTATTTCAACCATAATATATTTACTTAGAAGTGTATATTCACCATCACTTGTACCAATTTTACGTCCAATATAACTTGAAGCACCTTTAATCATTGTACATCTTTGATATGATTCTAATACGCTTGGACTAGCATCGGTATCAGAAAATGCACGAATAATCACATCAAATTCCAATGTATATGGATTAATGTTTGCAATTGTCACTTTAATTTCTTGGTTTCCTGAATCACCATCAGAGATAGAGATTAGTTTAAATAATCTATCAACGCTGTTACCCTTTAATTGAGATACAACCCAAGGAGTTTCAGGTGTTTTAAAACCAACATTATAATCAGTAAAATAATCAGTACTACCTGTTAGTAATACGGTGTTAATACCATAAGAAATATTGTCAGCATCAAGTTTTTTAATAAGATCAGGATAAACAGCCTGAACCCAAATTTTAGTTTTCTTGTCTTGAGCATTACGACCAATAACGTTTGGTAAATAACTTGTGTCGCTTGGGTTTAATGATACCCTATATATTGCAGTTATTCCACTGTAAGCCGAACTAGAATTTGTGTTTGAAGCAGTTAAAGTAAATTTACCAAAAGCATCACCAATACCAGTATTTGTGGTGTTGCCACTAATTTCAAGGTCTGATGTTTGGAAATCTGTGGCTTGAACACTATTAACTGCGGTATTTGAATCCGCTCTACTTCTAACTACACCCAGAACCATATTTTCATAATCAGTATATGATGTTCCTGTCCATGTTGTTACTTTATCACTAACAGTACCTGAACTTGTGATGGCAGTATATGTTGTTGCAGTAAATTCATGAACTAGTTGTGTGAATACTGTGCCTGATTTAGTATATCCTGAAGATAATGTACCAGTAGCACCATCTGAAGTTAATGCAACTCCAAGATATGCGTTTTCAGTAAAAGCAACACCAGTATTGGTTGCAGTAGATGCAGTAACTTCAGTTGTTAAATCAATACCAGCATCCAGTGTTAACATCCATGCTGTTCCAGCATCATAACCACTAAGACCCAATACTCTGGTCACCCAAAGTTGTTGTGCTTGGTCTAAGAACGAATTAGCTACATACGGTAATTGATATTGAAGATTTCCATCGAGAAATCTCTTGGTGCTTTGTGCACCGAATCTGCTTGAGAATTGAGTCTTATCTTGAATGAAGACTGGCTCAAAGGCTGGTCCTTTTAAAGTTTCGCCCACCAACCCTAAAGTGGTTATTCCTACATTACGTGTTACATAGGTGATGTCACGTTCCTTAAATTTTACACCCGGAGAGGTAAATACAAAATCTGCCATGTTATTTATTTATTTAAATTTTTATTATTTTTTATCATAAGCGATGTTAATGCTTTTTCAATAAATACTGAAAAATAATCGAAAAGGTCTTTTAAATAGATTATAATCACCAGCCATTCCAGACAATAAACCCAAATTCTCTGAAATTTTTCATTTTTCTATTTAAATTTTTAAAAATTGTGGCTTTTTTATGTTTTTTCTTTCACTTTTCATCAAAAAATAAAAAATTATTTTTTGAAATTATGTTTATTTTTAAAGATAAAGTATTTATATTTGTATAAATATTATTAAAATGATAAATGAAATTTTAAAAATAGTAAAAACTGATGACGGTTACAATAAAAGAAGATTAACAGAATCATTTTTTAAAAAAAATTACATTGAATTACATCAAAAAATAATAAGTAAATCAATTAAATATGGTGTGTCATTTAGTGCGATGTTATATTTAATTATTAATAACATGCTTGAACCACCCGTTTGTGTTATGTGTGGTAACCCAGTTAGGTATAAAAAAATCAGTGAGGGGTTTTCAAAATATTGTTCAATGAAATGTATTGGAAAAGATAAGAGTGTTCAGGAAAAAAGAGAGAATACGTCTTTAAAATCAATTGGTGTAAAATATACCCTTCAATCTAAAACAAAAAGAGATGAAATTAAACAAACTAATTTAGCTAAATATGGCGTTGAACATCCACAACAACTCGATAGTGTAAAAAATAAAACAAAACAAACAAATTTAGAAAGATATGGCGTTGAACATCATTTAAAACTTCAAACACAATTAGAAAAACGAAATGAAACGTGTTTAATTAAATATGGTGTTAAGAACCCAATGCAAGACCCCAAAACCGTTGAAAAGACTAAACGAACAAAAAAAGAGAAGTATGGTGATAAAAATTACACTAACAAATCTAAACAAAGAGAAACAAATTTAGAAAGATATGGTGTTGAGAGTGCATTTAATAATGATAATATTAAAAAGAAAATAAAAGAAACTAATAAATTAAGATACGGTACTGAAATAGCTTCTCAAAATAATGTAGTTAAAGAAAAAATAAGAACGAGTAATTTAAAAACAAAAAGGAAATCAACGAAGAAATATTGGTCGGAAAAATTGGGTCTCACGTTAAACGATATCTACATTAAAGACGATAATGAAATTATTATAAAAAACTTTTGTAAAAAACATACCTCTTTTATAATGAATAAATCATTATTAAAAAATCGATTACATAACGGAATTGAAAATATTTGTACTGTCTGCAACCCAATTTCAGAAAATTCATCAATAAAAGAAAATGAATTACGTGATTTTATTAATGACGAACTAAATATAGAGACCGAAAAAATAAGAATAAACAATAAAGAAATAGATATCTTCATTCCAACACATAAATTAGGGATTGAATTTAACGGTTTATATTGGCACAGTTCTTTATTTAAAGATAAAAATTATCATTTAGATAAAACTGAATCATGTGAAAAACAGGGAATACAATTACTCCACATTTTTGAAGATGAATGGGTAAATAAAAAAGAAATAGTAAAAAGTATAGTTAAAAGTAAACTTGGAATTATTGAAAATAAGATTTATGGTCGTAAAACTGAAATCAAGGAAATAAATGATAATACCTTAATTCGTAAATTTTTAGAAACTAATCATTTACAAGGATTTGTTGGTAGTAAAGTTAAAATAGGTTTATTTTATAACAATGAACTAGTATCATTCATGAGTTTTGGCAAGAAACGTGTGGCTATGGGAAATAAGAATAATATTGAAGGCGAAAACGAGATGCTTAGATTTTGTAATAAACTTAATACAATTGTTATTGGTGGAGCATCTAAATTATTAAAACATTTTATTAAAAATTATCAACCAAAATCAATACTAACTTTTGCCGATAGAAGATACTCTCAAGGTAAATTATATGAGAGTTTAGGATTTAGTCACATTGAAAACACCAGACTAAATTATTGGTATATTAAGAGTAATCATATGGTTAGATATTATCGTTTTGGTTTTAGAAAAGATGTTCTGGTTAAGGAAGGCTTTGACCCCAACAAGACCGAACATCAAATAATGGGTGAAAGAAAATATCTGAGAATATATGATTCAGGAAACATGAAATATACTTTAGATTTGAATTCATAAATTATAGTATTTATAAAAAACATTAATTTATGAATAAATCACAACGAATTTATTTCAGTACAGGTGATACTGGTAATGAAAATCAAGATAAATATATAAAGGTTAAACTTGAACAAAATGTTGAAACTCTCGAATTTATGTCAATGACTCTCGGTACTTCCGATGTGTATCAAAATTTTAATGCAGATTACGGTGTATTAGTGGGAAGAGTAATTGCTAATGGTGGAATTGGAATCCCTAATGCAAGAATAAGTGTTTTTATAGCACTTAGTGATGATGACGCAGAAGATACTGAAATTTATAGCATTTACCCCTATAAAACACCTAGCGATAAAAATACCGAGGGTAAACGATATAATTTATTACCTCGTGTTTCAAGAATAGACCCACAAACAGGAATAATAACTCCAAAACAACCATTAGGTAGTTTTCCTATTCGAGAAGAAATCGTAACTAATGAAGCGTTTCTAAATGTATATAAAAAATATTATAAATATACTGCACTTACTAATGCTTCTGGAGATTATATGATTTTTGGTGTTCCAACTGGCACACAAACAATTCATCTTAGTGTTGATATTACCGATATTGGAAAATATAGCATGACCCCAGCAGCAATGGTGACCAATCTAGGTTATTCTCCTAATTTTTTCACCGATAATAACACCAAAATAAAACCAAGTACAGACTTAGGTGATTTACCAAATATTGAAACTCAGGAAATCAGTGTGGATATAGTACCGTTTTGGGGTGATGTCGAAAACTATGAAATCGGCATAACAAGACAAGATTTTAGAATCAGGGCAACATTAAAAAATACATTCGTGTTAT